TGATGCCATTAAGAATGTGGAACTGGCAAAGAGAATGGGTGTGGTGTGCAAACTCAATTATGCATTGAGCAGTGGACCTCCGGTAAAATTTAAAAACATTGTAATGGGACAAGAGGGTCGACCATATATGTTATCAAAAATATATGAAATCTATGTTGACATATGGAAAAAGAATCTTGCACCTTGGGAATATAACACAACACAAATGATAAAGCGATTGAGTGAAGGCAATACAACTTGCCCACAAAATCGAAACTGCGATTCAGGAATCAGAACGTTACAACCAAGTGGAGATTATTATAGTTGTGGTGCATTTGGTGATGACAACCTCTATAAGATAGATTTCGAAAAGGAAATGTCTGGTAAGAAAATATTTCCTTTAAAATACCAACCAGAACTACAGAGCCTAAAGCAATCTTGTTTTACCTGCCCCATGTTTGAGATATGCAATGGTTGCAAAAAGACAATTAAAGATTTGAAAGATTATAATATGGTGGAAGATCATTGCTTCAGAATGAAAAAGATTGCACCTGATATCATAGAAGCCAATGGATTAACCGGTATTTTAGAACCAACACCGTATGTCAAAGAATATTAATACACTGGCTCCCAGTTCATATCAAATAAAAGTTGATGTAAAAGCTTATGCGGAAGACCGAATCGACTATGAGAAAGCCATAAAATATAGATGCCCAAATTTTTTACACAAGAATGGAAAAATATACGCATCAAAGGTTGGTGAACCCTATGTAGCCGTGACGGTTAGCCCATATCATATAAATTTTCAGTCTCAGATAGAAGAACCTGTTTGGCCAGTTATAAAAGGATTAGTTGACAAAGGTTATTTACCAGTAAGTAGTTGTGGTGGACATACGGATCCTTGGTGGGAATATTATTTTATGATTGCGGTTGGTACAGAAGAACAGGTTGAAGAAATTACAAATGCATTCAACAATGTTCCGAACACACACATAGATGTTTATCACAGTGTCGCTAACGTACACCAATACTACGAACACGGCAAATTTAAGTATCGACCTCTAGAGGAGTTGGAAGGAACAAACAAAGGTGAATGTCGTGATTTAAATATTTTATTGAATAGAAACTATTCAAACTATTTTTTCATTAGAGTCAGATTCAAACACGAAACATTTGCACTCATTTTTAATACTTTCAATATTTTTGCGCCACACTTCTTTCATAAACGAGAAATTGAAGAGTTTGATTTGTGGAAAAAGAATCTTTTGAATTATGTAGAGAACAAAATTGAATACTTTTATGGATAAACCAATTACTGTTTCAGTCAATCCAAGTTACTTCTGCAACTTCAGGTGTGACTTTTGTTATCTGACAGAAGAACAGTTGTCCGACCAAAAGAAAATAGAACTGGAAAAACTGGATGACTTACTGTCTCAGATACCCAACATAGAACACATCGACTTGTATGGTGGTGAAATTGGTGCGTTAAAGAAAGACTATTTCTATGGGCTTAAAGACACCATTCGAAAACATTATGATGGTAAAATTAACATCATCACAAACTATTCTATGTTGCATGAGGGGTTTTATGAAGATGATTTCTATCTGAGTGTCAGTTACGATTGGGATGCAAGGGAAAAGTCGGATCGTGTCTATCAAAATATGTTGATGAGCCCAGTACCAATAGCGGTACTGGTTCTTGCCAGCCCTAAAGTCATAGAGATGGATGTGGATGAATTGATTATGAGCATGAATCTTTGCAACAGTGTGAAGAGTGTGGAGATAAAACCATACAGTGACAATCAAGCCAATCAACACAGAGTTACACATAAAGACTATGAAGGGTTTGTGAAACGTTGGATAGAAAGCCCAATACAAAAGAATTTCGAATTCATTAATGAGTACTATTTGGAAGATGTATTGGATGGTAACAGAAATGCATTTAGTGACGACCATATCTACATTACACCCAATGGTAAGTTTGCCGTTCTGGAGTTTGATCTAAACGACAACGAATACTTCTTGGAATTGGATAGTTGGGACGATTACATTGCCTGGACCAAAAAAGAAAAGAAAAGTAATGTCAGTGATATCTGTAGGAGTTGTGAGTTTTATGGTAAGTGCCTGACGGAACACTATCGTTATGTGAAGGATCTAAATAATAGTTGTAATGGTTATAAATTTTTAATAGAGTGGTATCGTGAACGACTGGAAAATTAGACAAGAAATATATCACAGACTGAACACAGATTTCGATGATGATTTAAACACCAAAGAAGTTGAGTTTTCAGATGAGATAGTGAATAATGCCATTCGATATTTCACGGAACGAGATATTGGATGGATTTATCCAGCCAAGAGTTACATGGTTGGCATATGTTATGCACGTTGGTTGTCTGAATACTTTGGTGGTAATCCAATAGAATACCTGGACGAACAAGACTTACTCCACGGAAACGATCCTTATTTTAAAAAGTACAGTATGGACAAAGAAGTCTATGATGAAATAATGATCAAGATCAATCACTGGAGTTTTGATGAATCTGCCGGTATGGTACCAGATGTAAAAAGTTATTTTATGAAAGAATTTATGTTATGATTCAAAATCTTTGGCCAACACCATTTTTAAAAACAAAATTTTCCGAAGAAAATAAAAATAATTTACTGAATCACTTTCTAACCAAGTATGATTTCTTTAATTCATCTGGTGATTTCAGTAATATAAATGTTTTGGATGATGAATCTGAAATAATTCAAAGCTTTAATAACAATGAAGTTATTCCACTGTTTGACAATTTTTTAAAAGAGAGTCTGGGTAAAGGAATTTCTTGTTGGAAAGATTATAGATTGAAGGGCTGGTTAACTGGAACAGGCAAAAATTATGGTTCACATCTGCACAACCATAAAGGTTGTAATATTTCAGCTGTATTTTATATTTTTTGTGAAGAAGTTGACGTTGGTGGTCAAATATATTTCACAGATCCAAGGCAGAATTCAAACAGAGGTTATGATAATCAGTTTTCTCCTTGGTTTGAACCACTATCTTTCACACCAAAAAGTGGAGATGTTGTGATTTTTCCAAGTTTTTTGTATCATTATGTTGCAACCTATAGAGGAAATATCAGAATAGCTATGCCTGTTGACCTTTTCCTCTGGACAAATGAGTGACGATAACATCAAAATGTCCTAAATATTTTAGTGTTTTCCACACATGATAAATACCGATATAATAATAAAAGGTAGAAATAACTCATGGCAGCAGGTTATCAAGAACTATTCATTGAGCAAGGCGCAGATTTCTCAACCTCCATCACATTGGATGATGCAGATAGTGAACCCTTTGATCTAACTGGTTATCAAGCAAAGAGTCAGATAAAGAAGTCATACTACTCAACGAATGCGTCAGCTCAATTTACCATCACCATTCCTACACCAGTGAATGGTGTACTAAGCATGTCTATAAGTGCAGCAAATACCGCAAACATATCTGCGGGAAGATATGTTTATGACGTTTTAATTAAGAACTCTAGCAATAATACTACCAGAGTTTTGGAAGGTATCGTCAATATTGTGCCACAAGTTACTAAATTTTAAAGGATAGAGATGCCTACGGTAACTGTCACACAACCAAATGTAATAAGAGTCAAAATTGATAGTCAACAGACTAGGGTTAGTACTATCAATTATGCAGCAACATCATTAAAGAATGATTCAGATGTAGACATGACTGGTGCACTCACCGGTGATGTTCTTGTTTACGATGCTAATACACAAATTTTCAGTGCTAGAAGAATTGGTTCTGCAACACCAGTTACGGGAGCATTGGTACCAACATCTACAAGAGCTTTCGACATTGGTACTACAACCAGAAGATTTAGAAGTCTGTATCTGAGTGGAAATACCATCGACCTTGACGGAACACAAATGAAATCTGATGGAGCTAATGGCACAATAGCCTTTAGCGCGCCACCCACAGCAGAATTTCCAAATCCTATAGCGATTGTTATGACTCCACAAGGTGGTTTTGCACCAGTACAGACTGTCGGTGGCGAAATACCACCATCAATAAACATACAAAGCATTATAGCAAACACCTCGACCTACTTACAGTTCACAGGTGGTGATGCGGGGTTCTTTTAAATGGCATCGAATACAGTAATACAGATTTTAAGGTCATATTCAAACGTTGCGCCAACAACTTTGGCGGACGGTGAACTGGCCTATTCTTTTCTCGCAAATGCACTTTATATTGGTTCAAATACTGGTCAGGTCATATTAATTGGCGGATCAAGTTTTGCACAAAACGTTACGGTGGCGGTAGCAAACACATCAATTGAAACCTTAAATGCTGACGGTGGCGAATTTTAATAAATAGACAATAGGATTGTTATAAAAAATCAACAAGAAGGACAATAATAATGGCGAATACCTCGATTAAAATCAAACGCTCAACTACAACCAGTTCACCAGCCAGTCTGGCAGCTGGTGAGTTAGCGTATTCATACCTATCAAATACGATTTTCATCGGTTCGCCAGCTGGAACCGGTGTAGTTAACGTTGGTGGTCAATACTATACCAGTCAGGTTGATGCTGCAACCAATTTAAACACTGGTGGAACACTTGTTCGCCGTGATGCAAACGGTAATGCAGCGTTCGGTACCATTACCGCAACGACTATTAATGCCACTATTGAAGGTAATGCAAACTCCGCAACACAATTCCAGACCGATAGATATATCAATATCTCTGGTGGTGATGTGGTTGCAACCGCACAGTTGTATAATGGTACAGCTAACGCAACACTAAACGCATCACTATCCACAGTCTCTGGTTTATCCGCTGGAACATACGGCGGCACTTCAACCGTACCTGTTGTTACTGTTGCTGCAAACGGCCGTATTATGGCCATTGCAAACTCTGCTGCCATTTCAACAACTCTGAACATTGTTGGTGATACTGGTACGGATGCTGTTGACCTTGCAACAGACACACTGGACTTTGAAGGTGGTTCTGGTGTTATAACAGCTGTTACAAATAATAAAGTCTCTTATGCTGTCGATAATGCAACAGTACTGAGAACAAACACATCAATTTCGTTACAGTCAATTGACGGAAGTCTTGCAATTAGTGGTAACCTAGTTGTTCTGGGTAACACAACAACCATTAATGTTGAAACATTAAACATTTCTGACCCATTAATCTTCTTAGCTGCCAATAACTATTCATCCGATGTTGTTGATATCGGTTTTGTTGGTAACTACAATGATGGCGCAGTAAGACACGCTGGTGTTATCAGACATGCAGGCACAAAAGAATTCTATGTCTTTGATAACTATGATGGTGAACACCTAGACAACACCATCGATATTGCGAATACTAGTTTCCGTGTTGCAAACCTAAATGCAAACCTGATTTCTCAGTATTCTAACGTTCAAACATTAAAAGTTACCACACTGGATGCAACCAGTCTGTCGTTAACAAATGACCTGAGTGTACCTAACGGCGGTACCGGTGCAAGTTCTTTCACCAACGGTGCAATTCTAGTTGGTGCAGGTACAGGTGCATTAACAACATTAGCAAACAGCACATACACCGCAACAGGTTCTGCTGGTGCTGCAAAGACAGTCACTTCATTAACAGTTGATGCTTATGGTAGAACAACTGCTGCAACATTCGCCGATATATCTGGACTGACTGTTGCACAAGGCGGTACTGGTGTTAATACATTCACTGCTGGTCAAGTTGTTGTTGGTGATGGAACCAACGGTCTAAAACAAATCGCGAACGTAACATATACACAAACTGGTACGTTAACAACTGCAAATACAGTTTCTGCAATCACTGTAGATGCTTATGGGCGTGTTAGTGCATTAACATCTTCAGCAATTGGTCTTGATGCAAATCAGATTGTTGGTGGTACATTAACTGTAGGTAGAGGCGGTACAGGCGCATCATCATTCACCAGTGGCGCTCTGCTTGTTGGTAATGGTTCTGGTGCAATCAGTGAACTGGCCAACTCAACATATACCGCAACAGGTTCTGCTGGTGCCGCAAAGACAGTTACTTCACTTACAGTCGATGCTTATGGTCGTGTAACTGCCGCAACATTTGCAGACATATCCGGTCTGACAGTTTCTCAAGGCGGTACAGGTGCATCAACATTCACCTCAAGCGGTATTGTTTACGGTAACGGAACTGGCGCACTGCAAGTTACAGCTGCAGCTGGTACCGCAGATCAGACATGGTCTAACCAGATATTAACGACGACAAATGCTGGTGTTCCGGTTTGGTCTTCTGCACTTGATGGGGGTCAATTCTAACTGACTATATAATGTATGTTTCTTTATGATAGGAGATTGAAATGGGAAATGAAAAGTATGTTAATTATTACATTGAGGTATTGACAACCACACTAAATGATTGTGTCATTCGTAATGTGTCGATGCAAGCAAATGCAAAAATCACGGATGATGTTATTAAAGAACAAACTGAAAAGATCGAAAAACTTTCTGATGTAATTAGACAAAATGAAGAGGTCATCAAGAAGTTAACCGAAAATAAAACAGCTGGTGAAAATAACATCATCAATGATTTCAAAAATAAAGTTGCCGAAAGAGATGCTGATTTAGCAAGATTGACAAATCAACTTGCGGAACTGAATAACAAATATAGAGATTATGACAGCATCAAGAATCAAGCAACACACACTGACACATTTAAAGGTGAATTAATTAAAGCGAGAGAAGAAATTCTCCGTACAAGAAATGAAAATAAAAGTGTAATTGACGATTTGACTAAAAAACATGAGGAAGAAAAGTTGGAATTAAAAAAACAACTTGACGAACTCACCGCTAAAATTGAATATTTGCAATTAACTCCTGCTAGAAGAAAAAAAATTGACGAGCTAAATAAAGGAGCGTCTCCACTTCCTGTTGTTGAAGAAACACCAACAGTATCTGAAGATGAAAATGCAACAAAGGATGGCGGATCGTTTTAAGTAAATGTCAAACACATCGATACAGTTAAAGAAATCCGGGCAAACAGGTAATGTACCATCTTCACTATCACATGGTGAGGTGGCCATTAACTATGCCGATGGAAAACTGTATTACAAGAATGACAGTAATGTAATATCTTACATTTCAAATCAGTTTTCTTTCGAGACAATTAACGTCGATGGATCACTGATACTGGCAACTTCTCCAACGGATACTTTAAATTTACATGCCGGTAATAATATATCATTTCAAGTCGATGGTATAAACAATAAAATTACCATTGATGCGAACACCGGTTCACTCGATCAAACAGCCAGAAACACAGCCAATTCAGCAGGATCTTACGCCAACGCAGCTTTCTTACAGGCGAACGCTGCATACAACTTGGCGAACACAATCAGTGGAGGTTCTGTTGACGTATTTGCCAGAGACACTGCCAATGCGGCATTCGTACAGGCTAATGCTGCGTTCAGTGCGGCAAACACCGGTGGTTCTGGAACAGACCAAACAGCAAGAGATACTTCGAATGCGGCTTTTCTACAAGCCAATGCTGCATTCGCAGTAGCTAATACTGTTCCTGGTTTATATCTAGACACCTTCAAAGATTCTTTCACGGGAACCGGTGCATGTACAGAGTTCACATTATCATCTTCTGTATATTCTAGTAACTCAATTATTGTAAACATCAATGGTATATCTCAGTTACATTCCGCATATACTATTGCAAATGATGTAGTTACTTTTACCAGTGCGCCTGCAAACAATTCTAAAATTGAAGTTCAATTCTTAACAGGAAGAGTACATCTAAACTCATTTACTGGAACTGGTGCTTGTACAGAGTTTTCTTTAAACAACTCAACAACAAGTAACACCGCGATTGTTAACATCAACGGTGTTTTGCAATTAAGTTCTGCGTATGATATTTCGGGTAACACACTGATATTTACCAGTGCACCAGCCAATAATGCAATAATTGAAATTCAATACATGAGTGGTTCCGGTCCAACAATGTTGACGGAAACCATGGAATATTGGGACACATTAACAGTTTCGAATGGTGATAGACGTTGGTATGCAAATAAAAACTTTAGAATTAGAAAAATAGATGCATTCTTAGTTACTGCACCAACAGGTTCTTCTGTTGAATTGAGAATAAATAAGAATGGAACACAGGCGTCCAATTTAAGTATATTGGCAAGCAACACGAATTCTTCAAACAACTTGAATATACTAATGTCTTACGGTGATTATATAACATTTGATGTTACACAAATTGGTAGTGGAACTCCAGGTTCAAAATTAACAATGATGTTCACTTATCAATGATTAATAAATATGGTTTTACAGTAGGAAAATATTTAAATGCCATTAACAGTAATTGATCCAACAGGAATAGCCAATACTGGCAGTTTTACCTTTGGAAATGTAACATCAAACAATGTTACAGCAAACACCTTCACTGGTGATGGTAGTCAATTATCCGGCGTTATTGATACTGTTGCCAGAAATACTGCAAACGCAGCATTCCAAACAGCAAATTCCGGAACAGGTGCAGCATCAGCTGGATCTTACGCAAACTCTGCGTTTGAATCAGCAAACTCCGCTGGTATATACGCGAACTCGGCTTTCTTGGCTGCCAACACGGCAGATTCCAAAGCAGTTTCAGCAGGTTCTTATGCGAATTCGGCTTATAGTCAAGCAAATACCGCCACATCAGACGCTGCAACGGCAGATTCTAAAGCAGTAACAGCTGGATCATATGCCAACTCTGCGTATAACCAAGCCAATACTGCGACAACAAATGCAGCGACAGCAGATTCTAAGGCAGTATCAGCTGGTTCGTATGCCAATTCAGCTTTTCTGGCTGCCAATACAGCTGATGGTAAAGCAGTAACTTCTGGAGAATATGCCAACTCAGCATTTTCTGCCGCAAATACCGCGGATGGAAAAGCAGTAACATCCGGTTCGTATGCTAATGCAGCTTTCTTACATGCAAATGCTGCATACACCAGAGCTAATAACTCACTGAATGCAAACACAGGCGGCACAATAACAGGATCACTTACAATTTCTGGTGGTGATTTATCTGTTTCTGGTAATTTGGTTGTTTTTGGTAATACAATTACACAAGATGCTACATCACTTAATATTGCCGATCCTTTAATTTTCCTTGCATCCAATAATGATGTTTCTGACGTTGTTGAAATTGGATTTGCGGCTACTTATTTTGATGGTGCCAATAGTAGACACACTGGTTTTTTCCGTGAAGCAAGTAATAAACAATATTACATTTTTGATAATTATTTACCAGAACCCGATGCAAACTTAATTGACATAAATGATGCATCTTTTAGAGTTGCAACATTAAATGCAAACCTAGTTTCTCAGTCTATTACTTTAAATAATCAGAATTTAGGAACATTTGTAAACAACGCATACGCTGCAGCAAACACAGCCGATTCTAAAGCGACTTCAGCAGGTTCATATGCCAACTCGGCGTTTGACGTAGCAAACACAGCAGATTCTAAGGCAGTATCAGCTGGTTCGTATGCCAACTCAGCATATACTCAGGCAAATACCGCTACAAATAATGCGGCTGGTGCATCACTATATGCTAATGGTGCCTTTGCACAAGCTAATGCTGCTTATGGAAGTCAAAATACTACAGGCACATATGCAAACTCGGCTTATACTCAAGCGAATACTGCCACCAATAATGCGGCTGGTGCATCACTATATGCGAACGGCGCATTCATTCAAGCTAATGCTGCATTCTTAAGAGCCAATACACCAGATGCTATAGCAAACTCAGCTGCATTGTATGCTAATGCGGCCTTCTTGCAAGCCAATGCGGCTTTTGCTGCGGCTAATCTGGCAACGTCAAATGTCTACACATTTACTGGCACCGGTTCCTGTACATCATTTACACTAAGTACAACAAATAATCCAAGCAGTAATACTATTATTGTAAACGTTGATGGTGTAATTCAACTGCACTCCGCATATAATGTTGCAGCGAATGTTATCGTTTTTACTGAAGCTCCGGCAAGTAATTCTGATATAGAAGTTCAGATCATAACTGGTGCATCAGGTTCACCAAACGCTTTAACTCTAGAACCACAAGTTAACACAACTAGTGGAACATCAGTAGTTTTATCAACCTCAATACCAAGTTGGGCAAAAAGAATAACTGTTAATTTTTATGAAATTTCTCTGAATGGAACACAATTACCACTCATTCAGTTTGGAACAGGTGCAACACCAACATGGGTAACTTCAACAGTTTACGACTCAACAAGTGATAATTATGCTACAACTGCTGGACCGGCTGTAGGTTCATCTTCGGGTTTTGTAATTGGTAGTACTAGTAGTGCAACTCAAGCACATAATGGTGCTTACACATTTACACTTCTCGGTTCCAACAAATGGGTTGGCACTATGAATGGCAATATTGCAGGTGGCGGATCAGTTCTATTTGGTGGAGGTCGAGTAAATTTATCCGAACCAGTTACCGCTGTTAGATTATTTTCAACTGGTGGCACCAACACATACGATTCTGGTATTGCATCCTTAATGTATGAATAAGAAATAAAAAAATGGCTTTAACACGAATCAAATCAACAGGAATTGCAAATACTCAGAGTTTTACACTGGGTGCAGCAAGTGTGACCGGAAACTTAACAGTTTCTTCCGTTACCGATTTGGGTAACGTAGGCAACGTTAAGATTACTGGCGGTGTGGCAGACTATGTTCTAAGAACAGATGGTTCGGGTAACCTTTCTTGGGTTGCTCAAACTGGTGGTGGCGGTGGTGCAGATCAGTATGCAAGAGACACCGCAAATGCAGGATTCTTGCAAGCCAACTCTGCATACGATTCACAGAATACAACAGGCACATATGCAAACTCTGCTTATGGTCAAGCCAATAGTGCCGCTTTATATGCTAACGCAGCATTCATACAAGCCAATGCCGCATATGCTGCAGCTAATGCGGGAGGTGCAGGCACGGACCAATTTGCTAGAGACACAGCCAACGCCGCATTCATACAAGCTAATGCCGCATTCATTCAAGCAAATACTGGCGGTGGAGGCGGAGGTGGTGTATCAAATAACGGTTCAACATTAAGTGGCACAATAACACCACTAGCAAACACATCAGAACAGTTTAATATATTAGGCATAACAGGTGACATTACAATAGCTGCACCAGCCGGAACTCCCTCCGATGGACAAAAACTTATCATAAGAATAAAAGATGCTGGAACTTCTGTGAACATTTCTTGGAATGTCATATATAGAACAATAGGAACATCTTTACCAACGACAACAGTTCCTAACAAAACCGCATATATAGGATTCATATATAATACAGTTGATGTTGATTGGGATGCAGTTGCAATTTCTTTAGAATAAATAATTAGAGGGTTGAACATGGAAATCAGATTTACTTACGAAACAAAGTATGGTGCTTTTAGTGATGCTTTAATTCTTCCAGATGATCACACATTCACCGAGTCGGAACTAACATCTATGAAAGAACAACGCAGAGATAATTGGGTTGCTTACATAGACAGCACTCAAGTTGATAATACCACAGAAGAAGTTTCAGAATCAACTGTTGAAGAAACTCCACAGGATACTGAGCCAACACCATAATAGGAAAATGAATGGCAGATAGATATTGGGTAGGTGGAACAGGCACTTGGAACACAACTAGTACAACTAACTGGAGTGCAACCAGCGGTGGTGCAAGTGGTGCCAGCGTTCCTACTACAGCAGATAACGTAATCTTTGATCAGGCAGGTACATACACCGTCACAATGATAGGTGCATTAGCCTGTCTCAACATAACGGTGAGTGCAGGCGTAGTTACTTTAAATGGATTCAACGACCCCGGTTTGACTGTCGCAGGAAGTTGGTCTACCATAGCTGGCACTGTTTGGTCACAGGCAACTGGTATAATAGTAACATTTACTTCGACTACAGCTAGAACTATTACCAGTGGTGGTGTCCAATTTCCTGGCAGGTTTAATTTTAACGGTGCCGGCGGAACTTGGACTTTACAAGACAATATTTTCGTCGTGACATCAGTTAATCTTACAGCAGGAACTTTAGAACTAGGTTCATTCGTACTATCAACTCGTCGATTCTTTAGCGATGGTACAACAGCAAGAACAATAAACTTTGGTACCGGTAATATTACATTAGATAATAACTCAAGTTCTTCTACAACTATTTGGGGTACCAGCACAAATACCAATTTAACCATATCTGGTACACCTTTAGTTATAACTAAATGCTCTGGCGCGATTTCAACCACCACAATGACGGTTAACACAGGTGCATTAAGTGAAGCTAATAGTATAAGTTTCCAATTAAATGATACTACAGGCTTTGGAAAAATTGAGTTTCCGGTCGGGAGCGTAGTTAGAAATTTAACACTTAACGGCAACATGCCTTTGAGTACGCCTTTTGGCATAACAATTTATGGAAATTACACTTATATATCAGGAACAATAACAGCTACTGCATATCCATGGACATTTGCTGGAACAAGTGGAACAAAAACTATAAGTACGGGTGCAGCAACTCACAATTTACCATTTACACTAGACGGTGCAGGCAGCACATTCTTATTAGACACCAACTTAACTTTAGGTGCAACCAGAGTATTGACGTTAACGAACGGCACATTTGATCAAAACGCAAAAACAATTACATCGGCAAATACCACAGTTGTTACCGGTTCTGTAACCGTAAATAATTTAAATATAAGTTCCCTTGTTCACACAAGTGGTACGTTAACGCTGGGTACTGCTGCGACAGTTCTTTCAAGTTCATTTTCAGCAGGAACTTTACAACTAGGTTCATTCACACTAACGACACGTGTATTTTACAGCAGTGGTTCGGGAGTAAGAACATTAAACTTTGGTACCGGTAAAATTGTATTAAATTCTTCAACAACAAATACTATTTGGGATACCTCAACAATAACCAATTTAACCATATCTGGTACACCATTAGTTGAATGTATAGGCGGTGGCACTGGTGTCACCAAAATAATTAACACAGGTGCATTAAGTGAAGCTAATAGTATAAGTTTTAGTTTGTTGGAAACTACAGGCACAGTAACTTATACATTTACAGCCGGAAATAGAGTCAGAAACTTAGTTATTAATGGTGTTCAAACTATTAGTAACATTGCCATAACAATATTTGGTGCATTAACACACACAACAACAAACGGCACAACAACGTTTACAGCTGGCGCAAACGCTTGGACATTTGGTGCAACCAGTGGTAGTTACAATATAACTCCAGCTACAGTTTTTCAATTTCCATTAATATTTAACGGAATTGGTGGAACCTGGGTACTTCAAAGTAATTTAACAACGGCGAGTACCAGATCTATAACTTTTTCTAACGGAACTGTTGACTTTAATAATCAAAGGATAACATCTGGTACCGGGCAAGTCAGTGTAAATAATGGAACTTCCGTAACAATTTTAAACGCATCAGATGATCTTGGTTCCTACATCAATCACTCCGCAGGAACATTAGTATTAGGATCAAACTGTGCATTTCAAAGATATATTTTAAGTTCCGGCACTCTAAACTTAAACAATTTTTCTTTGTCTTGCACAACAGGCACATCATTAGAAACCAATTTTGATGCTTCTGGTAGTTTAACCAGAACAATAAATTTCGGAACATCAGGAAATATTAGAGTAATAAGAAATGCCGGAACAAACGGCGTAGTATGCAATATTAATAATACCGCAGGACTCACTATAAGTGGCACACCATTGGTGATAGTTGAAGGTAGTGGTGCGATCACTAGAACACTTGACATTGCCAGCGGATTCACACAAACAAATGCTATAAGCTTTCAATTAAATGCTACTGGTGGAACAGTAACTTTCACATCATTGGCTAGAGTTGGAAATTTAACTGTTAATGGTACATTCACATTTACAGTCGGTGCACTATTCATTTTTGGAAGTTATACTTATGTTTCCGGAACATTAACCTCGTCAACCGCCAGTGAGGGATGGAACTTTGTTGCAACCAGTGGTTCCCACACCATAGATTTTGGCGGCGTTACGCACGATACAATTGTTAACTTTGGAGTGAATGCTGTTAGTACCGCAGTTTATACATACAACTCAAATATTACCATAGGTGCAACGAAAGCTGTAAGGTACGATAGTGGAACATGGGATTTTAATAATAAAAATTTCTCAACGGGCGCAAGCGTAACATTTCAAAACCAGTCAATCACTTTTAGAAATACTGGTGGAACATCAATTAATTTCCCATTATCAATAACACATGGTTCTCAAGTAGCTGGTGCGTCAGTAACACTAGAAGCAAATTTAACTACAACAGGCACCTATTCATTAACAGGAAATCCTTGTAGACTAAACTTAGGTTCTTCTGTTTTAACAGCACAAATTTTCTCTAGTTCTGTGGGTAACGCACGTACACTGGACTTTGGTACAGGTAGAATAGATTTAACGGGAAACAACGGAACAATATGGGACACAGGCACTATTGGTTCTATGGCATACGCCGGCACAGTTTATATCAGAAGTACATACACGGGTGCTGTGGGTACAAGAACATTTAATACTGGTGCAATGTCTGAAGCTGTTGCTGCAGGTTTTAACGTTGTCACTTCGGGTTCTAGTGGTGTTGTAATTGGTGCTTCATCCGATACTGTCGCATTAACTGGAGCTTTTAATAACTTCGACTTGACGGGTTTTACTGGAACCTTAAGTAATACACTACGTACAATATATGGTAACTTTACAATTCCCACATCTGGTGGAACTTTAACTTCTGGTGCAAACGCTACGACTTTTAGTGGTGCTGGAACAGAATTAATTACAACAAACGGAAGAACTTTAGGCTTTCCTATTACAGTTAACGGCACAGGCACAACAAGATTGGCTGGCGCATTGACACTAAGCAGCACACTAACAACTACATTAACTGCTGGAACATTAGACTTAAATGGATTCACACTAACGACAGGTGCATTTTCCAGCAGTGGTTCGGGAGTAAGAACACTGGCATTTGGAACTGGTCAATTAGCTCTAGCATTAAACGGTGCTACAATATTTACTGTTGAAACTGCAACCAACTTTTCAACCACAGGTACAGTCTATGTCAATAGTACATATACGGGTGCAACAGGCACAAGAACATTTGTTACTGGTTTCACACAAGCACAGGCAGCAGGTTATGATGTAAAAACATCAGGAACAACAGGCATTGTGATTGGTGCTTCGTCTGATATTGTAGCATTTACTGGAAATTTCAATGACTTTAACTTAACAAGTTTCACTGGAACCTTAAGCAATACAGCAAGAATATTGTATGGCAATTTAACTATTCCAGCCTCTGGTGGAACTTTAACTTCTGGCTCAAGTATTACAACATTAACACCCAATGGTACAAAAACAATTGATACAAATGGTAGATTATTAGATTTTCAATTTACCATAACTGCCGGAGCAGGAACAAGTACACTATTAAGTAACTTCACACTAGGTTCAACCAGAGAATTAACTTTAACTTCTGGAACTTTTGATTTAAACAATTTTGTTGCTAGCGCCGGAGGTTTTAGTTCTTCTAACAGTAATGCTAGAACATTAGCATTTGGAACCTCTGGTGAATTTAGATCATCGGCTAATGATCGTGTGATATGGGACACAACAACTGCAACAAACTTTGTTTATACCGGCACACCTAAGATATTTGCATCATATGCTGGAGCCACAGGCCTGCGCCAATTTAATTTTGGTACTGGACTTGCAGAAGCATATGTATTCAATATTAAATTTGCGGCTACGGCTCAAACTGATGCTGTAACTATCGCAACATCAACAGATATCATATCAATCAGCGGAAACATTAAAGATTTAGATTTAACAAATAGTACAAATACTTTTGGAGCCAACCAAAGAACTATTTACGGTAATTTTACTGTACCAGCTGCAGGCGGTTCTTTATCATCAACCACATTCGTAACAACATTTGCTGGCAGTTCCGGCACAAGTGTAATAACAACAAACGGAAGATCAATTCCTTTTCCATTTACATTTAACGGTGCAGGTAAAACATTCCAGTTAGCTGATGCATTAACATCAACACAAATACTGACACTGACTGCTGGTACTTTGGACTTAAACAATTTCATTTACACAGCACTTTCCCTTTCAAGCACAGGCACCGGTGTAAGATCAATTTCATTTGGAACAACGGGACAAATAACTGTTACTGGCAGTGTTATTGATATATTTGATTTCACCACTGCAACAAACTTTACTTGGACAGGAACTCATAGAATATTTGCATCATATACTGGCTCTACGAGTAGTCGAACATGCAGATTTGGTACAATAAATGAAGCGTATACATTCAATATTAAATTTGCCTCTACGGCACAAGCTGATGCTTTAACATTTGCTCTCTCTACCGACAACTTAAACATGACAGGAAATATTAAAGATTTTGATTTTAGAAATGCAACATGTAGTATTAGTGCAGAAGCTAGAACCGTCTATGGAAATTATACTCTACCAGCAACTGGCGGAACACTCACAGCAGGAAACTTGGTTGGTACGACAACAACATTTGCTGGCAGTTCCGGCACAAGTGTAATAACAACAAACGGAAGATCGATTCCTGTACCTATAGTTTTTAACGGTACAGGAAAAACATTTCAAATAGCTGGTGCAGTCACGGTGACATCAGGTTACAACCCTGCCGTAACATTAACTGCTGGCACTCTAGATTTAAACAATTTAACTTACACAACAACAACATTTGCAAGCAGCGGCACTGGTGTTCGCTCCATTTTATTTGGTACAACTGGTCAAATAACTGTTACAAGCAGCAATGCAACACTAGTTGATATTTCAACAGGTACTAATTTTAGTTGGACAGGAACTTCTAAGATAGTATCAACATACGCCAGTAGCGTTGGAACCAGAACATTCAACATTGGTAACACTGCTGCGATAGATTCTGCATATGCATTTGATGTGATTGTTGGAACAGGATCGGGTATCAACTTAAGCGCTAGTGCAACAGACATAGTAACTCTTACAGGCATATTTAATAACGTTGATCTTCGAGGGTTTATAGGTATACTGTCAAATACTGCAAGATCCATTGCTGGTAATTTTTATATACCTTCAACCGGTGGAACATATACAGCAGGCACATCAGTAACAACATTTATAGGTAACACATCCACATATATTGTTGACACCGCAACAAGAGTATTGGACTTTCCATTTACATTTAATGGTTCAGCTACTTGGAATATAGCAAACACTTTCACATCTGGATCTAGTACAACAGTTTCAACCAGAACACTCACACTAACTTCAGGTAACGTTTCTTTCGGTAGTGTTCAGATTAACTGTGGATTGTTCAGCAGTACCAACTCAAACGCAAGAAATTTGGATTTTGGTGCAAGCGGCAGAATATTATTGTTGAACAGTGTAACATCAACACTTTGGGATACAACAATAGGTACCAATTTTACTTGGACAGGTAACTTTGATGTTGATTGTAACTTCACTGGAGCAATAACAAAGACAATTAACTTTGGTACGATTGCGGAAGCATATGCACCAAACGTAAAAGTTGCAACAGCTGGTACCGGATTCGGTCTAAACACCACATCAGCAACAGAATCGGTTGCATTACTTGGAAATATGGGCAACCTAGACTTAACAAGTTTTGCTGGTACACTAACCCACGGTGCTCGAAACGTTTATGGTAACCTTACATTCCCACCCACTGGTGGCACTTTCACATCGGGTACAGTTGCAACAACACTTGCAGCTACATCAGGCACAGAGAGCATCACATACAACGGAAGAACAATTGATTTTCCATTAACGATCAATGGAACAGGTGGAACATTTGTTGCAAACGGACCAATAAACATAGGTGCAACAAGAACCTTTACATTGCAAAACGGAACATTTAATTCGGCGTTTCATTCTATTACTGCTAACAACATAACTATATCAACAGGAAATGTTGCGATAAGCAATGTTGTTGCTGCAAGTTATCCAATAGTACACACAAGTGGTAATTTGACTTTAAGTTCTAACGTGTCCACCGGAAAATATACACTCGATTCAGGAAGTTTAAATTTAAACAATTTCGAATTAACCTGCAACAACTTTGTATCAGTAACAACAACTCCAAGAGCTATAAATTTTGAAACAGGGAGATTAATAGTAAGCAACAGTTCTGGTGGAACAATATGGAACACCGGCACAATTACAAATCTTTCAACAAGTGGTTCAGATAACGTAACTATTTCTTCTGGTGGAACTGCTGCAACAACAATAAATCCCGGTTCATTATCGGAAGCCAATTCAATAAACTTTAGTTTTCCGGCTGCAGGATCTTACAATTTGACAATAACATCAGGATCAGCAGTTAAAACACTGGACTTTAGAGGACCAGTTAGTGGTGGTTATGTTGGCACTTTAATAAATGGTAATAGAACTGTTTTTGGTGATTTTATAACTTCTACAGGAATGTCTTTGCAGGCAGGAGGAGGAACAACAACATTTGCAAATACATCTTCAGTTCAAAATATCGTAAGCAATGCGAAGACATTTGACTTTCCAATAACAATAGATGCTACTGGTGGAACAGTAAGGTTGCGTGACGCATTAACTATAGGACCAACAAGAACAACAACATTGACTGCCGGCACACTTGACTTAAACGACTTCCTATTAGATACAACAAGTTTTTCTTCAACAAACTCAAACTTGAGATCAATTGCATTTGCAAATACAGGAAGAATTCAATTAGCACCATCTACAGCTGTAACATTTTGGAATACAGGAACAACAACCAATTTCAGTCATACGGGTAATAGTAATATAAGAACAGTTAGCACAGGCGCAGTAACAAAAACAATCAACACTGGTACAATGAATGAAAGCCAGTCCATGAATTGGTTTTTAAATGATTCGGCCGGCACAATAGCTTTTACTTCAGGTAATGCTGTTAAAAATTTAGTTATTCAAGGAGCATTCACATTAACAAATATTCCCATGTCATTATATGGCAATTACACATATGTTACCGCAACAGCATTAACAGCTGGTACCAATGCATGGACATTTGCTGGAAATAACCAGACAATCAATACTGGTGGTTTGACGCATGATTTTCCATGGACATTTGATAACACTGGCATATCGATATTATCTGCGGCCGCGACAATTGGATCAACGAGACAAACAACTTTAGCGAACGGTATTTTTGATTTAAATGGATTCAACTATACGACAGGAAGTTTCTTTACAAATCCAGGTAACAAAACATTACAATTCGATGGTTCAACACTGACAATTTCCGGTAGTGGTTTCAATAATGCCAACAATACCGGATTTAGCACTATTGCTGGTTCAAATACTGGAACAATCAGTCTAACAAGCAGTTCAGCAAAAACTTTTGCAGGAAATAATGCAATTTATGTAGCCAATTTGAATCAGGGCGGAACTGGTGCACTCACTGTAACAGGTAACAATTCATTTAAAGACATTACTGCATCGATAACATCGTCTGCAAATACAACTATTTTATTGACGGCTGGCACAACAACAACAGTAAATAATTTTACTTTAAGTGGTACAGCATCATTTGAACCAACACTGAATAGTACAGTAGAAGGTTCAAGAGCAATTATATTCCGCGCCACGGGTACAAATACAATTCATTCTGGTGCGGATTACATAATCTGTAGAAATATTGAATTCACTCCTTATTCTATTGATGGTTCCGATTATCTTCGTTGGTGGGTTGGGGCAAACTCCAGTAGTTTGAACAATAACAGAGGAGCAGTATTTCAAACATATGATGCAAACACTTCACCAAAAGTTTATATCGTAGAAGCCAATACTGCTTGGACAGTTCCTGATGACTTTAACGTAAGCAACAATACAATACATATGTTTGGTGCCGGTGGTGCCGGTGCACCCGGTCTTGAACAATATGACACAACTAGACAAACACGCGGTGGCGGCGGTGGCGGCGGCGGTGGTTATACATTAATAACCAATTTATATGCTCAAAAAAATCAAAAAATTAATTTAGAAGTTGGTCTTGGGGGAAATGATTCACTTCAGGCGAATGGTGGAAACACAAAATTAATATCGTGGTATGGTGTTTATAATGCCGGCGGCGGCCAAGGTGCAGGAAACGGATTAACAGGATTGAATAAATCGGCCGGCGGTGTTGGTGGATCCGGATTGACTTATAATGGAGGAACCGGAGGATCTGGATCTGTTAATGCAGGTTTAACTTACACATTTTCTGGTGGCGGCGGTGGCGCCGGCGCGGGTGGTCCACTTGGTAATGGAGGAAATGGTGGTAATGGTGCTGGTATTTCATCATCATTGAGTGATGAACCTAGTGCAGGCGGCGGAGGCGGCGGTAACGGTGGAGGAACTGCCGGATCTAATGGTATTGTTACGAATGGTAGTACTCCCGGAACAGGTGGTTCAGGAGGTAACAACGCAATAGGTTTTGGACGTGGAATTGGAACCACAGGAAATCCTTCCTCACTAAGTTTTTCTGGTGGTGGTGGTGCCGGCGCAGGAAGTACCACATCAACAGGATCAGGAGATGGAAGTACAGGTATTGATGTATTAAATTCTTTCGGTGGAGGTTCCGGTTCTGGTGGCGGTGCATCAAAAGGTAACTCTATTAGTCGAAACACGGGAATTGCTGGAAATTATGGTGCCGGCGGTGGTGGCGGCGGTGCATCTAGAAGAAACGTTGCTACAACAACATATCTAGGTGATGGTTCAAGTGGTGCTAATGGTGGTATCATCATTGTTTACAAGCCATCAACAATACCTAGTTCTAACGGTTCATTCTTCTCAGTATTTTGATGAAGATAAATAACCCTATAGGGGGATATAATGTCAGAACCAATTACAACCAGATCAAAATTCAAAGAATATTGCCTAAGACGTTTAGGTTTTCCTGTCATTGAAATCAACGTTGACGATGATCAAGTAGAAGACAGAATTGATGATGCACTACAATATTGGCAAGATTATCACTTTGATGGCTTACAGAAAATATACTTCATCAAAAGAATTGATCAGACAGACATAAACAACAGATATCTGAATTTGGCTGAAGCCAGAGATTCTGCAAACAACCTTTCAGAAATAACTGGTGTAACCAGAATATTTCCAATGTATGACTCTCAGGCAACTATCACTATGTTTGACTTGAGATACCAGTTGCGTCTAAATGAATTGTATGACTTCACCTCTGCATCATACATCAACTATACAATGACAATGCAACACCTGCGTATGTTAGAACAACTTTTCACTGGTGAGGTTCCCATTCGTTACCAAAGACATATGCAGAAACTGTTTATTGATTGGGCTTGGGGATCTTCGCAAGTTCCTGTTGGTCAAGTTGTCATCATCGAGTGTTATGGTGTGATCAATCCTGATGCGTATGGTAGAGTCTGGAACGACCGTTGGTTGAAAGAGTATGCAACTGCACTCATCAAGAGAAGTTGGGGAAATAACCTGAAGAAGTTTGCCGGAGTTCAATTACCAGGCGGTGTCATATTGAATGGTGATAAGATTTATAACGAAGCCGTAGATGAAATTAAGTTGTTGGAAGCCGATATGGAAAAAAATTATGGCGGAATTTTAGACTGGTACATGAATTAAGATACAATTCAAGTACCCCCAAAAAGTCCTTTTTTATAAATACTTTTATGGAGGACAAATCTATGAAAGTATATTGTATAGAAAACAAACTGAGTGGTAAAAAATATATCGGCATAACCAAAGGCACCATAGAAAGAAGATTTAAGAGACATATTGAAATTGCTAAGTATAAAGAAAAAAAACAACACTTACATAAAGCAATGATAAAATATGGCATAGAAAATTTCACAGTTTATGAATTGGATTTTGCCAACTCCAAAGAAGAATTATTTGAAAAAGAAAAGAATTGGATAAAAAAACTCGACACGAAAAATAATGGTTATAATGAAACTGATGGTGGTGAAGGAACTTGGGGTTGGAAACCATCACCAGAAAAACAAAAAATATTAAATGAAAAACAAAAAGAATTGTGGAAAGAAAATTTAAAACTAAGAGAAGAACACTCCAAAAAAGCTAAAGAACGATGGAATAGTTTGTCTGATTTTGAAAAAGAAAAAAGAAAATTAAATTTTTTAGAAGTGCGAAAACTTACATCAGGTTCCAAAGGCAAAACATGGAAGTTATCTGAAGAAACTAAATTAAAAATGAGTTGTTCAAAAAAAGGTTGGGTAATGACGGATGAAACAAGAAAAAAATTAAGTGAGATTGCAAAGAATAGAAAACCAAGAAAACATTCACCAGAAACAATTCAGAAAATGAAAGAATCTGCTTTGAAAAGAACGCGAAAGATAGGTACCTAAAATCGCAACATCCGTTTATTTTAACAATTACAACTCGATTGCAGAGCAACGGGTTGTTGAAGATTTGATAGTTGAATCTATTAAGATAATGGGATTTGATTCCTACTACTGCCCAATCTTCAATCAAGAAGATAGAGATATACTGTATGGTGAAGATCCAATCAAGAAATTCAAGTCAGCATTTCCTGTTGAATTCTACCTTTCGAATGCTTTGGAATACATGGGCGACAAAGAGTTCTTTACCAAGTTTGGTTTAGAAATTCGAAACAATGCAAACGTCATCATTTCAAAGCGTTCTTTCTCTCAACGTGTACCACAAAACATATTTACAAGACCACGTGAGGGTGATTTGATTTATGTTCCGTTCTTAAATGGTACGGGTGAATTGTTTGAGATCAAATTTGTAAATCAAACAAAAGACTTCTTCACACTTGGTCGCAAGATTCCGTTCTTCTATGAACTGGAACTTGAGAAGTTCAAGTATTCACAAGAAGTTATCGATACTGGTATAGCAGATATTGATGATGTTGTTACCCAGTCCAGTTACACAATCGATCTCACGGTTCGTAACGGAAACGCAAACAACTATTCACAAAAAGAAATTGTATTCCAGTCAGACGACAGAACACTTGCAAACGCATCCACGACAGCAACTGTACAAAACTGGAATGCATCATCAAATGTTCTAAGTGTGACAAACGTTTATGGTGAATTCACAGACAATGTTACAATTATTGGTGCAACAAGTAATGCACAGTACATGCTAACATCTTATAATCCTTTGAAAGACAGTGTGCCAAACGAAAACTATGACAATATGTACATAGAAGACCAGGCAAACAACATCATTGATTTTACGGAAATTAATCCGTTCGGAAAAATTTAATGGCAGCAATTCAATACAATCGCATCATACGAAAAATTGTTGTTGGATTTGGCGACTTATTCAATAATATCACACTGGTGCGTTACGATTCAAATCAGGTAGAAAAGGAAAGATTCTTAATACCAATCGCATATGCTTCTAAAGAACGATATGTGATGCGTCTGGAAGATGATCCAAATCTGGACAAGAAAGTTCAGATGGCTTTGCCTAGACTGTCATTTGAAATGACTGGGCTTTCTTACGATAGTACCAGAAAACAAAATACAAACGTCAAGAATTTTGCTTCAGGTGCATCAGGTGCACTGTCACAATATAATCCAGTACCGTACAATTTTGACTTCAGTCTGTATTTGTATGTACGAAATATTGAAGATGCAACTCAGGTTATTGAACACATTGTACCTTATTTTACACCAGATTATACGGTGAAAATAAACATGATACCTGAAATGGGAATCGTGAAAGAAGTACCTGTGATTTTAAATTCTACAGACCACGAAATAGTTTATGAAGGTGATAGAGATCAAGCAACAAGAATGATCATCTGGACTTTAAGGTTCACTGTCAAAGGATTTATATTTGGTAAACAGACAGCAACAAATCTCATTAC